AAAGCACCACGAAACATATCTGTTAAGAGATTGAAGTGGTTTAGTGTAGGCAAAAAAGTCTATAAAATCAATAGGTTAGAGGTAAATGAGGACATTACTATCGTGATGTTTGATAAGGTAAAATTTACTGCTCTTAAAACTTTAATGACTAAAGGAGAACTAGATGAGTGAGTGGTGTCAGAATAAAAAATGTCCACAGAAAAAAACACAATCACAAATTCGTGGTAATAAAGGTAGCAAGTATTATCAATCTAATAAAGCTAAACATTATTACTTCCATATGTTTTGTGGTCAAAGGTGTATGGATCAATGGTTTCAAGTGCATGGTCAAACTTGTTTAAATGCTGTTGGTGAGATAGATAAACAAACTATACCAGTTGATGATGCTTGGTACGTTGAGTATAGTTGGGGTCAATACCAATACAATAGTGAAACTCAAGAGGGTTCTTATAGCAATCAAGGTTATCATCTTATGAATAAACTAAAAGGTGTTAAACAATTAATAACTAGAGAGCAGGCACAAACATCAGAGCAGATAGCACAAAACTATCAATCTCTAACAATAGATGATGAACAAGCCAAAGAACTAGCCATACAACTTGGCTTAACTAGTTGACATATCAATCAATATAATATATTATATAGACATCACTCGGTTATCTGGGTGGTGTCTTTTTTTTAACCAACAAGAAAGGAGTACTCTTATGGATAAAAAAGAAATAAGGCTTAACGCAGGTAAGCGTAAGTCTTTAGTGTTAGACTTTCGTAGACATTGTGAGTCTATGGAGTGTGACGAAAAGACTGCATACGAGCAGTCAAAAGTTGATGCTGTAGATACTATCGACTCGTCTTTCAAAGTAATGAAAGAAGTAGTTGAGAGAAAGTATCAGCTTGAAGATGTTGCAGAACTTCAGCGACTTCAGAGAAAATATAATACTGTCAATGCGACTGGCAAAGATAGTTGTTTCTTCATGAATGTTGAAGGTGTCATGCAACTAGATCAGTATGGAGATGAGGAAGAAAAGCGTGGTCATTTTTCTTTTCATCTTGATGGTGGTTTTAATAATGCCTCTCGAAGTAGATATAGTTCTTCTACTGCAAATCATGGCATGAACTTTGCATACGCATTGTATCGTGATGATATGAAAAGAGTAGGACTAAATCCAGATTGCAATATCGAAGCTGAAATCACTTATGAAAAAGGTGCTGACAGATACGATAGACGTAGCAATCCTTGGCTAGCTACTGCTAGAAATGACAACTCTCATTTCCTAGAGGGTAAGCAAGGTAGTCCAAACTTAATGGAAGAGTGGCAGGATAAGTATGCACTTAACATTATTGGGACTGGTGGTTGTCGATCTCGTGCAATACCTTGTACTGATCTTGAGTTTGCTAAATTTGAAATGATGCACCATGCTAAACAAGAGTTAGTCAAGCACCATACTGCTTGGATACAAATTGTTGTAGCAAGAGTTGATCGCTTCAAAGAGATAGTCAAAAGTATGACTAAGTTTTCTCAGGTTGAGCAATTTGCTAAGAAGTTTAACTGGACTATTGCACCAGAGATTTTAGCAGATAAAATAGGAATGGACTTAGTTATCTCTATTGATGACGCAGTTGATTCTATCATGAACATAGGTAAGAAAGCACCTAGTAGAGAAGAGAAGATTAAGGCAAGAATACTATACAATGCCCAACAATCTTCTTTGGCATCATAACACAGGAAAGGGTATGGTTAGGCGAGAAATCGCCTAGCCTTTTTATTATGACAATAGAATATGGATTTGGAATGTTAGGTGTGGGTATACTAGCCCTTATAATAGGGGGTGGTATCGCCTTTTATGTAATCAATAAAGTTATGGAGGAAGATGATGATGATGATAGTATATACTAACCCCCCTGCAACGACAGGATATCATATCATAAAATGAAAGAAAAAACAACGAGTCACATTGACACAAGGAGGCTATCACTATGAACGCAACAAAAGAAATAAGAAGTAGAACGCCAGAAGAAAATCTAGCCATAGCTAAAATACAAGTTATGATGGAGGATTCATTTGGTATATTAAGTAATACAGATAGTAGTCCTGCAATACAAAGCAGAGCAAGGAATTGGTTTAATACTGCTGATTGTTCTTTGTGGTGCGATATGGCAGGTACAACTAGAGATCATATAGTAAGACTATTACAGAACTTGCAATATAATTATAATACTGGTAAGATAACAAAAGAACAATTAAGATTTGGAATAAGGAGGTTAGACAAAAAGATATGAATGATAAAAAAACTATGCGTACTATTAGAGGTATGTTCTTTGATTTAAAAAATGACAAAGACATTATGGACGATTTTGCTAATATTACATATGATGTGGGCTATATGGTTGCGTTATGTATAGCACTTAAAAGACACAAAACAGCAGACAAAATATACAATTACTTTTTGAAAGGTTGGTAATATTATGATAGAAAAAAAATATACACTAGAAGAAATAACTGGTGCTTGGTATGAATGTTATGGAGAATACATGGAAGATGAGTACGAGGGTTTTATACAATTTTTAAAAAACAAAAAGGAAGAAGATGAAAATAAAGGAGATTGAAA